AGTATATCCACCTGACATTTAATACTCCTCTGTTATGGTTTAATGCTTTTTACCATAAGTATTTTAAGAATGCACTACATTTATTTGATTTATAAGGGAAATTACTTATCTTTCTATTTTCATAGCTGTAGCTATTCTTTCGCCTTGCAAAGCCAATCTTTCATAAACAGTTTGTAATTCATTTAATTTTTGACGGCGAGCTTCTGGAGGCATAGATTGATTATTATCTATTACTTTCATTTGAGTACGCAGATTAGTCATTTGAGATTGAATGCCACGTAATGCAGGAGCAGCCGCAATTAACTTACGATTTTGCTCATTGGCCACTAATTCTTTAATCTTTTCTGCTTCACCAAATTTCTTATATTGATTAAATTCATTAACCGTTTCTTGGGCGGTATGTTCTAAATCATAGAAGTCAGCAATAGCTTTACTGGCTTTAGGGTTAGTCATAAATGATTTAAAGAATGGCATTTCTTCAATATTCTTAGCAGTGCGTTCTTTACCGGTAGCAAGATCTACAGCAGAGCTAGCCATATTCATAGAGAATGCACCAAGTTCAGCGGTATATCCTTGAATTAAATAATCAATCTTAGCTGGAGACAATCCAACTTTATCCAATCCTAATGTGCTTAATTGCTTAGCAACTTCAGATGCACGAGCGCCACGCATTGCTGTTGGAAGATTTTGTTCTCCAACAGATTCGATGGGGCGATGTGTAAAGAATGAATGATTAGTAATAACTTCAAACGCTGGCTTAAATGCTTGTGGCAATGGAACTGCATTTCCCGGAATAGTATTAGTTACTCCGCTTAAATAAGAACCAAGCACTTCTTTACCAGTACTGTTACCAGCCATATAGCGAACGGTAGCTTCTGGAATAGTCTTGAACAAGAAACCAACCTCGAATGGTACTGGAACCTTGATAAAGGTATGTCCATCACCAAATGGGTTAGGTATTAAGAAGTTATTATCTTTAGTGTAATCAGGTAGCTTCTTATAATCATCATCGCCTTGGTACAACATTGCATAAGCTGTAGCCATCACGGACATCATTACCGCCCGCTTAACAAATAATTGTTGCGCCGCTTTCTTTTCCGCAGGAGGCAGACCATAGCCAGTAGCAGCACGATATACGGTATCCAAGCTGTTTACAGACGCAGACAGGAATGGAATCATATTACGCAGAGCATTGAGCGTAGGAGAGCTGCCGTGAATAGCAAAGTTAATAGACTCACGTGCTTTAAATACAGCATAGTTCACTGCATCTTCTTTGCTCATTCCCTTGGCTAATGCTTTTTTCTCTTGATCTTTAAAGAGTGCTACACGGGTTGCTGCATCAGAAGCTTCATGGAACTTCATTGCCTTATGCAAAGCCTTATCCAACATGGATGGAGCTTTCTTTTCCATGCCAACTTGTTTTAAGAAGTCATGGATATCAATAGTAGAATCCATTTGCCCAATAACACCAGCTCTTGCTAAGATATTGGCTTCTCTGGAATCACCACGTAGAACATCAATGTATCCTTTAGCTGCATGGAATGGCGTAACAATACCGCTATCAGTAACCAAGGTAGCATGTACTGGATCACGGATTAACTGTTTAATCCAGAACATTGGGTTCAGTAAGGCGCCCGCACGTAACACTTGGTTAGCGGCAGCAAAGCCTTTCATAATTGGACCAAGCTCATAATGCATCATCTGGAACGCAGCTAAGTCATTCGGATGTTCAATGATGACGCTTACTATTCCTTGATTATCAGCAAACTCATTACTTGGATCACGATAACGTAAGTTAATAGCATCCTTGTTAGCCTCTAAATCTTTAGCGCTCTTACCATTTATAACTTCTGCAAGACCTAAAGACTTCAATTGTTCCGAACCAACTTTACGAGTTTGATTCTGGTAAGCAGATGCAACCATAGAGGCATAGTGCTTTTCTACGTTTTCCCAAATGTTTCTAGTGGCTAAAGATCCTTCAAGTTGCTGAATCTTCTTAGGAGACTTAAGACCAGAGCCACCGAATCCAGTAGGCTGGTCGCTTAGATCTTCACGAGATTTAAACAATGGAACATAAGACTTTTTGCTAAGATAATTGTCAGCTTGCTCTGATGTAAGCAATCCCACGCTTTCCCATAGTTTGACAAGGCTATCGTTAACATTTTTCCAAATATCTAAAATTTGTTTAACTTCTGGTACATTGGCAAGTTGCTTATCTGCCCAATCAATTTGAGCCTGATCAATCTGCAGCTCACGGTTCATGGACTTGTTTTCATAACCTTGCTTACGTAAGTCTTTAGCACGATTTAAATGACCACGAATCTCTCCAATAGACTTGCCTTCATCACGGGCTGTTTGAGCTGCCTTAATAGCTTCCTTAGCTTCTTTAAGCTGTTGTACGCCTAGCTTACGACGTGCAACATCTTCTTCCATAATCTCTTTACCACGCAACGCACGAGCAATTTCAGCAATGTAAGCACGTCCACTTAAGCCAGAAGACTTAACAAATGCGTTATTGTCAATGCTATCTGCAATGGTTTGAGAGCGAGCTAAGTTGTTTTCGCTAGCATCAATAATGATGGAACCGTCTTTATTGAGAACTGGCATACCAGTCAATAGACCGTTCTTAATTAAGTTAATACTTTGAGCCTGTGAATGGTTCAACATATCAGCACGAAGCTGACCATTGGTGTCAAACACTGGCAATGACTGAAGACTCTTAGTTAATCCAGAGCTAGGATCAACCCATTCATTACGTAACTTAGTCCATTTATCTGAATCATTCCAAGCATTTTGAATGTTAGCGTTAATAGTCTGTAGCTTCTCACCAGCAGTTTGCTGCGGCGCAATCTTAGTAAATGCTTTAGGAGGAGCATTGCTATAGGTACGTTCAGCCTTTAAACCTTCCGAGGGCGCTTTAGTCTCTGCAAATTTACCTGCGGCTGCTTCACCAAATACGTCATTAGCTGTTCTGAATCCAGCACCACGTAATACGTTACCAATACGTTTAAGGATATTGATAGCCTTAGACATAATAGATTTTTCTTTGGGCGCCAAAGTTTGATGATCTGCAAACGCTTTAGCAATAGCTTCTTCGTACTGGATTTCTTTGCTTTTATCTGCATAGTCTTCGGCAATGTTGTACTTCTTCATCCATGTAGATTTAGCTTTATCTGTCAGCAACTTCCAATCGGCATCTGAAAAGAATCCAAGATCACGCATAGCATGTAATGCTTCGTGATTCATTGTCCGGAACATATTGGATCCAGACAAAGATAGATTAACTAGCTTTTGGAAATAGTATCCATTAATAGGAGACATCTTACCGTCTCGAATTTCGTGTAATGTATCTTCTAAGCGCAGCGCAACATTATGCAATCCCATATCATCAAGGGCTTTGCGTAATTTTCTAGCAAGTTCTTTCTCTTCTGCAATGAACTTATCAGTAAATGGCGTAGCCCGCTCAAATAACTCTGGCTCTGGTGCTAGACCTTCATCAAATACTTGATCCATTGTGCGAGCTGGGCGCTCACCAAACATATCAGTACCGCCTTGTTCTACTTCATTTAATGCAGCGTTCCCAAGTTTATTTAAACGTTGTGCAATACGCTTACCAGATCTAGCATTCTCAGCTAATACTTGCATAACCTTAACCGTATTAGGATCAAGAGTCATATCAGCGTTCTTAAGCATTTCAGCTAAGGGAATACCCTGACGTCTAGCATTAACTGCCATTTCAGCAGCTTGAATGATTTGCGGACGAATATCAAATTCTGTGCCTTCAAGTCTAGCCATTACTGAAGCTGCCTCACGCAATCCTTTTAAGACTAACTTAGCCTCTGGATCTTGAGCTTGAGCTACCAAGTTAATTAAGTTGTCGCTGTTGTAAGCCTTTTGAAAAATAGCATTATCTAAACGCTCTACTGCTTGACGAGTAGGGGCGCCCTTTTCATCCATCAGTTTGTTTTGTTCTGTTGTTGGCATGGATTTAACAAACCCATAAACCGCTTCTGGAGTTAGATCACCAGCATCATTGAACTTTAATCCAGTAAAGTCAAAACGATTAACGTCATTCTTGGCTTGCTCTACGGCAGATAACTCTGCATTGCTAGCAGTGTTAGAAATATCAGCAATATCTGGAGTAATTTCTGATTGTGGCATTACTCGAACCAATACTGGATTAGCCATTCCTTTAATGACATCAGGATTAATACCATGGGTATCATCTTTAGCCATCTCTGCTTTGTATGCTTCTGCAGTGCCACGTTGATAGGCTGCTTGTAAACCAGCTACACGACCATTCCCAGCAATTGCTTTAAGACCGGGAAATGATTCATCTCCATGAGCAGGATTAACACTGCCATCAGCATTGTTTGAAGGCAATACTTCATTAGCTTCAATAACTGCATATTGAACAGGTATTTTACGACCATCTACAGTAGTGGCAACAGATTGTTTTCCTAGTTGAGCCGGAGAAACTTGTGCTGCGCCACTTACCACTGGTGCGCCATTATTAAAATCTTTAGAAAAGCTGACCCGATCATAGTCTGGAGCAGCCGCAATCTGATTCATTTGTGAAATAGATGCAGGAGATTTTCTATTGCGATTTTGCAACACTGCGCCAGATGGCATTTCATTTGCTATAGGTGCCGTAACTGCGGGAATAGGCGCTACGGCTGCAGGAACGGCTACAGGAGCTGTTTGAATAGGGGGAATAGGTGAAACTATAGGAGCAGCTTGTGGAGGCGCTATAGGCGCTTCAGGAGGTGCTACAGGTGCAACAGGTTGGATAGGCGCTAATCCAGCAGAAGTTACTGGTTCTGCGGTTGGATAAACATCCGTTACTTTTGGAGGACGTACCTCTGCTTCTTCTTGAGGTTGCCCGCTAGGTGTTAACCCCAATCCTTTTAATTGCGCTCTAGCAGAACGGTTTTCATGGAATCCAGCAGCAGCACCTAATGGGGATTGTAATAAGCTGCCATATACTGCATGACCATAACCCTCAATAGCCTCCTTAGAAAACAAATCTTGACCAGATTGCCAACGAGTTAAGATATCTTGAGCTGGGTTAACTAATGACTCTTCTAATGCCACTCTTCCAGTTCCTGTAGCTACAGACTTTAAAGTAGATTGCGCTGCATTAACTAATTGTTTTTCAGCAATAGCTTTTTCGGCAACCGTAGTAGGAACTTTTCCAAAAATACCTTTTAAAAAGTTTTTACCGAATGCATATACTTGACCTGCCTCTTCTAAGGCTGCCTGTCCGGTAGCGGAAATGGCTGCTTTTGTGCGGCTTACGTCAATTGGTTTGCCTTTTTCCTGTGCTTCTCTTGCTTGCTCTGCTAGATTTTCTGAAAAGAATTGTGGAAACAATGCAGCAAAACCACCAGCATAAGCACCAAGAGTAGTTCCTAGTCCCGGAACTGCAGATCCTACTCCTGCTCCTACTACGTTACCAGCTATAGCAGTAGCCATTTGTGGAGCGCTAGAAGCAATAGCCCCCGGCATTTGTGATGCCACTTCAGCAGTAGCACCAAGGACTCCGTTTTTCTCGTAAGCTTTACCTACGTCCGCAATGTTACGGACTTGACCAGCTTGACGGTTGATCTCATCTTGCTTTTTAACTGCTTCTGCGGCTGCTTTATTAGCGGTATCTTGAGATGCAACAGAGTTGAAGAACTGATCATAGTCAGCTCCAATCTGCTGCAGACCAGCTTTAAAACGGCTTCCTACCGTAGCTTCTTTTTCTCCAGCAGCACCGGGCTTTAGTCCAGAATAATCATCTTCCCATGGCGCCTTTTCAGCAGACCCATAGTTCTCTTCCCACGGTTGGAGAGCCATTAAACTTTTTCCCAGTTTTTCTGATCGTTAGGATTACCGCCTTTGAATTTGTAGCCTCCCTTAATGGTTCCAATTTCAGGGGCGCCAGTAGTGGGTGCTAATTTTGACATATTAAGACCAATAGTTTGAGCTAATTGTTGAACGTATGGATCACCGTAAATAAATGCATTTTTCTCTGCTTCAGATTTTCCAGCATTATTTATGTCGTCTTTCCATGCTTTTTCTTTATACTTCAAAGCTTCTTGATAAATTTGATTTGCATGTTGTTTTTCAGAAATATCGTGCGCCCGCATTCTTTCAGCAAGTTCAGCTTGCGCTCTAGTTTCTCCAGACTTCAGCCTAGCACCTTCTTGACCAAGAGAGGCTTCTCTATATGCTTTAGTTAATTCACGAGTTTCAGCAGCAGCTTCTTCTGCAGACTTATATTTAGCCAAACCAAGACGAGAAGACATAATATCTTTGGCAGCTTCATTTTGTTGCTTTTTAAGAGCAGCATAAGTTTCAACACCTTTTGCTCCACCAGCACCAATATTTTGCATTGCATAAGGAGAGCTACCAGCCATCATTCCAAGACCAGCTTGCATCAGCGCAAGATAAGAATTCATATCGCCACTAGCTTTAGCCTCTGCAGCACGTTGCTCAATATCTTTAGCCAACAAATCAAAATACTCTTCTGATTTAGATTTAGGTGCTGGAGCAGGCTCTTCTCCTATAGGTGCGGCTCTATTAAGCTCGCTATCAGTAGGTCCAATACCGCCTTGTGGAGGATAGTTAAATTGTGTTTTTGGTATGTTTTTGTTGCCTTCAGTAATTGCAGCATAACGATTTTTTTCTGCCGGAGTCATTTCTAAGGCAGAAGTATTTGCAACCGGTGCTGATGGAACTGGTGTATTTGATCCTGCTGGAGTTTTATAACCAACTTCAGGAGCTTTGTTTGGATTCATTGATGCTGCACGGAATCTTTCGGCTTGACTTTCAACTGGCTCATTAACAAATTTATTAACTCCAACCGCAAAAGGATCGCCAATATTTTCTTTATACATTTTATATAAATCATAATTGCTTGGGGTAGTTAACGCATCTGCAGCATTTTTTACCAAATCAACTACACCACGGCTACGTTGCAAATATGCATTGTCTTTAAGACTATCATCTTTTACATCGCTCTCTTGTGTACCATCAAAATGCTTTACTTCTCCACCGCTAGCATATTTAACGTAATTCTGAGTTTCTGGTTTTAAAGATTCAATGCCACGTCCGCTTTTTAACATTTCTTGTACACGTCCGGGGCCAGCATTATAAGCAGCTAAAGCAAGAGTTTTATCTTTAAACTTATCCATCATGTTGGCAAGATAGCGTACACCACCACGAGTATTGTCTTCTGGATCTGCAATATTAACGCCAATCTCTTTAGCTGTTCCGGGCATTAATTGCATAGGACCAAAGGCACCGGCGCTAGAACGAGCTGTAGCTGGATCCTTATGACCACCAGTTTCTTTATACAAAACATGTCGAACCATTGCAGGATCAAGACCTAATTTTTTTGCTTCATCTAAAGCAATAGCTTCATAAGGATGTGATCCTTTAGAAGACAAGCTAGATATGCCGGATGCTTTTGCTTTTTCTGCATCATAAGACTGTGGCATCTTTAAGCCTTTTAAACCAGCAATAACTTCTTCTACATTAATACCAGTTGGAAAAAGTTTAGCCATTTCACGGTCTTCATCTTCTTCATCGTCTGCAGAACCACCATCAGCGAAAGCAACAATACCACCACTAGCAAAGCCTTGACCCATTCCAGATGGCAATTGTGCCACTCCGGGTTGGTTTTCTGGTAATTGCTGAGGCATTGGTTGTTGTGGCGCCATTTGAGGTGGCATTTGTGGAGCTGTAACTTGAGATAGCACATCATTTGCAACAGTAGAATGTGGAGGCTGATCTATCGTCTGCAATTGCTGACGGCGCTGAATCTCAGCTAAAGCCAAGAATTGAGGAACTACGCTGTTAGGGTTTTGTGCATACCCAACAAGCGTGTTTTGTGGCACATCTTTTAACTGTTCTGATAATTGTGCAATATTCATACTTAACCTAATAATTGATGTAGTTTGATGTCTGCCAAACTAGAGCCTTGGCTTTTAACTATGCCACCTTTTGCGTATCGTTTTGCTTTAATTCGACCGCCTTTAGCGTTCATATTTGGATCATATGTGAAACCTTGATCTGCAGCAGCATTAACAATATCTTGTGAACTAGTTTGTCCTGTAGATGTTGGAGTATTTGCAGAGCCACTATATTGATAACTATTGTCTGGGCCGGTACTTACAGCGCTAGTAGCGTTGGTTCCAGTAGAGGCACCTCCAAATGGATTCTTAAGTAATCCTGCTTGGTTTAATGCACCAAGACCACCTATTGCAGTAAGACCTATACCGCCAACTTGAGATGCAATGTTAGGGGCTGCTTGATAGCCAGTAGTAGTTTGCGAACCAACAGGTAGGCCAGACAGCATACTTTTCTGAAACTGTAATTGTTGATACGGCAAATTGTATTGTTGTGCGCCAAATTGATTTTGTAAATTTGCAATACCCATCTGAGCGGCATTTTGTGCAGACCCAGCACCTGTAAGTCCAGCGGCAGATTGATTGGCAGTATTCAAACCTTGTAAACCTAAATTAGCACCAAACTGCTGTGCTTGTTGAGCTTGTTGAAATGCTGTGTTATATCCTTGACCAATAGCAGTTTGTCTTGCTAAATCAAAGTTTTGAGCATTTAATCCTTGTGCTAAAGTTTCACGATTACCACCAAATGCGCCAGCGCCTGTAGCTTGACCTTGAATTTGCTGACCCTGTAGTGCTTGCTGTTGATTAAGCATCTGCAGTTGTGGCGCAAGAGATTGTTGAATATAAGGGTTCATGTAAGCTTGGATTGAACCAGGATCTGTAGCCATGTTTGCGTAGTTCTGACCTACATTCATTGCAGATGGAGCTACTTGACCATAGATATTGGTAGCCTGACCAAACTGTCCTGGAGTCTGCATATTGGCAGCGCCCGCATAGGATTGGTTCATCAACGCATTAGGAGCGGAACCTTGGTTTACTAAGTTTTGAGTAGCCCCCAACATGCTATTAACATATGGTTGCGCCCAGCTATTAATGCCACCAGTTGTAACTTGTTGTGATTGGGGCTTAGAGGTATCTATTCCCTGTGAAGAAAAAATTGATCCCATATATTATCCTTGTGGTAAAAACTTCGATGGATTGATGCGCTTACCCTGCTTTTTATTTCCAGTGCGAGCCTTACGAATACGATCCATCATTGCGTACAACTGTTTAGCGCCAGCGTCAGTCGAGCCATTACCTAGATGGCTAACCACATCTGCTGGAATTACAAATTCTCCGTCTGCCAAACGAGCTGGCTGACTTTCCCCTATTTTAGCTGGAATATGATCACTCATACCATCGCCGGGACCTTTTAATAACTGACCGCCGTCTGAGTATGATCCTAGGTTAGCAACCCCATCCCCAGACATAAGACCACCGTTAGCGGCCATTAATGTGCTTATTCCTTTGGCTGCGTTAATATCGGCACCAATATTTTGTCCGCCGCTTTGTGCTACGTTATATACATTTTTTGCTGCTTGAATGCCTTTTAGACCTTGAGCAACGCTTGGATCTATACCACCCAATGCTCCCCCAATGCCTACACCAGCAGCACCTGTAATTCCGCCTGTAATAATGCCTTTACCAACATCCCCGCCAGTAATACCAGCACCAATACCACCTAAAGCACTTCCGGTTAAAGCACCACTAGCTATAGTTCCACCTAAAGCGCCAAGCTCAGGAGCAAGCAAAGGCGCTAATTCTGGAGCAAAAGCCATTGCAGCTATAGTGGCTGCAGGCATAACCATATTAGATGCGCCAGCAAACATGCCTCCACCATTAGCCGCCTCATTAGCAATACGTTGTACGTTTACATTACGGGCTTGTTGACTGCTACCACTTAATATTTGTTGAATTTCTGCAGGAGAAAGACCGGCAGCTTGTGCTTGAGCAATAGTATCTTGAATTTGAGGATTAAGGGCTGCGCCTCTTTCGCCAGTATTTTGACCAATTTGCCAACCTTGTTGGCCGCCTAAAAAGCCAAGTTGGTCTCTATACCATTGCTGTGGATCTTGTGATTTAGTAGCTGCAAAGTCTTTCCATAGCTGGTCATAGTTTTGGTTAGTTCTATAGTAAGTATTTAATTGGTCTGCTAACTCAGCCATTGTTGGGGGTGAAGCTGTTTTGGCAGGAGCTGGATCTTGTACTTGACTTCCATCTTCTCCATCATACCGCAATGCAGCAATACCACCGCTAGCAAAGTGATCCATTAACTCGCCAGTGACAGGGTTGGTTTTGGCTTCATAACCAGTTTGCATGGCAATATTTTGCGCCCCAGCGGGTAATTGTGAAGGCGTAGCGTATTGAGTCCTGTCTTCTTGACTCTGTGGATACATGTTACTGGACATAAAGTCCAAGCTAGGCAAGCCTGTTTGCGGGTTAGAAAGCATAATTGTTTCCTGTGATTTTTATGGATTTTACCATTTAAACCTTTACTTTTAAAACATTAGCATTAGCCGTATCCACATAAACATCCCCTACTCTTAGGCTAGATAATTCAACTTGTGTGGGTAAACTAAGCGTTTGAGTTTTAGAAATAGCGTTTATTTGGCTAAAATTCATTGCTGAAATTACTGTACTTATCCCATTAACGGTGTTTCTTTGGGTAGAAGCTGCTGATGGTCCAGCGTTATCCAATGTACCAAAATATAAGCGCAATACGTTATTTAACTGATCTTGATACTCTTGGCTGTATTCAGCAGGTGCAATAGGTAAGTTTGGGCTTTTGGTAGTTCCTGTGCTCATTAACTTCTCCTACCGTCTGGTCTAATATCAATACGTGGGCTACCCAGCTGCCAAGCTACACCCAATGAATCTGATCCAATTCTAAATGCCATTTGGCGACCACGTAGGCGGGTATAGACCTGACCAGTAAACTGTTGGATTGTATAGGCTGGATAATTAACGTAGTTTTGCGAACTTTGAATAGATGGTACATCTGCTAAACCATATTGTGTACCGCTATTTTGACGTGGTAATAGCGTCATTGTGACGTAAGGTTTATTTACATTTGACCCGTTAAAGTTTACATCAGGCAACATTCTCCATACATAACCAAAGTTATGCCCATCCCCAATATCAAAATCCGAAGATTGTACATAGGAAACGATAGGCACCGTTGCTAGACCAGATGCGTCATCTGTACCAACTTCATGGTAAACAATACGTCCAATTGGGTTTCTTACAGAATCTTGTCCAAGCACATAAGCGCCCATTGGATTTTGACGAATTCCAGAATCTAGCCAAGCCGTGCGGTTCATTGAGCCGTAATACCATACTTGATCTACATAATTGTAAATAACATACGTATCAATAACTGTACTATTAAGAGAACAGAAGAACCACCATACTTCATTAAATCCTTCATTTCCACCGCAAGTTACTTGGAACGATTGGTCTTTATTAATATTAGAAAATATAAACTGCCGAAGTGCGCAAGGTAATGTTTGTACACGACCAGAATACATATAAAACTTATCCGTACCCATCCAATAAGTAACGTTGTTAATGGTAATCATGCAATCTGGGGACATAATAGAAATGTTATCCATCAAGATGTTAAATCCCCAAACGTAGGGAGGCCCTAGGTATTGCATAGAATAGATAGCAGAATCAGTCCATACTAAAATTTCTTGGCGAGTCGCCCTCGCATTCATAATGTATGAGCCATTGGATAAACGAAATTCACCAGCTTGGTTGGTAATAGCAGGAACCCATTGGTAGGGGTTTTGTTGATCTGACCAGCGCACTAACATTGGATCAAACCTACTATTAGAATTATTTGGATCGTATGAGTTAGCGCCAAAAGCAATTACAAATCGCTGTATAGCTGAAGATACAATCGCATTAGTTTTTATTGGAACCCATACACCAGAACCAGATGAAGCTACGTTTGCTAAATCAGACAGGTATTGCGCACGAGCACCTACCCCGTTATCTGCAACCCAATAAAATATTTGCCCACCACGTGGAGCAAGAACTAAGTCTTGTCCAAAATTATCATTAGACCAAAGCCGTAATTGTTGTCCTACACCTGCACCTGTATCGTATGAAGAACCCCATCCACCACGACTCCAAGGTCCAGCACCCCAACCATTACCTACAGAATAAGTAGCTAATCCTACAGGGTATTCGTACTGAACGGTAAGCACGCCACCTGCATTAGATACAGAAGATGTTGTAAAAGTAATGTTTGCTAAATTACTATCAGTGCCAGAAACAGCTAATATATAGTTATAGTAAGCAGTATATTTAAAAGTTTGGTGCTCGCTATTAATAGTGGTGTTTGCTATGCCGCCTACATTAGAAACAGAACAATTTGAAAAAATAACAAAATCGCCATTATTAGCTTGGTTGGTACTGTCATACCATTGAAAAAATGCACTAGCAATATTAGCGCCTGCAGTGTGTGTTGTAGCAGTTGTATTGTTAAACCCACGAATACAGTTAGAAGCTACGTTAGAAGTTAATGTGTTGTAAAAAATTTGTTCATTATTTATTTTAATAATGCCGTTTTGTGGCGGAAAGTTTGTACTAGCTGTAAAAGTAACGGTATTTGAATTGGATGTTAGATTGGCAGCTAATGTAGTAAAGCCCGTAGATATGACATTTGCGTATGAAGAAGTAGCAACGATAGGCGTAATGTCGTTATATACACCGCCTTGTTCTATATAGTATTTAAGGTTTGTGCCAATACCCAGCAAGTTAGCGCCAGCTAAAGTAGCCCAATTCCATAATGAACGGGCAACACCAAGAAAATAATTAAAACTTAATTTAGACCAGCCACCGATTTTTTCTGGAAAGCCTGAGCGGAAACGAATTTTATCACCGTCATAATAGCCACCCTCGTTAGAGTAATCCGTACCTTCACGATTTAATCCGGGTCTAAGTTGTATTTTTTGTAATGGCATAGTGGTTTACCCTAACATCTTTAATGCTTCTTCTTTTACTTCATTTACTCTACGTTCCCAACCATTACCAAACACAGAAAAAGTTTTTAGGGACTTTAGGAATTGTAATCGACTAGCACAAAAGTTTTCAATTAATTCGTCACTGTTGTGGGTTTTTACGGCAGCCAAAGTAATCGGGCCAATACCACCGTCAACAGGAACCCCAACACAACCCTGCAACAACTTAACAGCACTCCCCACCCCGGAATTAACAGCGCAATCAAAAACAGCGTAGTCAACACCAGATACAAGCTCATCAGCTCTGCAAGCATCCCAGTATTTCCTTTTATATAAAGGGGCAACATCTTCAGCAGTAAGTGCTCTCATTTGCTTCTCATCTACAGGATGCCCAACCCATTCTTCCCATACTTTAGCAGTTACGCCAAGGTTACTCATTCCGCCCGGATCACGACTATCATTAACGTAACCGCTTTCATGGATAAGCAATTTTTTTAAGCAGTTGTTAAAGTTATTTTGCGACATTAGCAGCGTTAGGGTTTACTTGGTTAGTAATGGTAGTAACTAAAGTAGTAATTGTCTTTTGCTCTAAATCTTGATTGATAAGTTTAAATTCTTCCACAGCGCAAGCAATACCAGCAGCAATAGCAGCATCAGTACCGCCTGTAGCCAATCCACTTAAAATAGCCACACCAATAGCAGTAACCGCTTGGGTTAAGTCGCTTTTGGCAACAGCTTCTAAAGCAAGAATACAGGCTTTAGCATCTTGTTCGATCATTAAACCGACTGGGTTTGTATTTAACCAATTAGCTACTTGATGTTCTATAGCAATTGCGTCTGCTTCTAAGTTTTGAATAAATGTCATTTTGTGTTCCTAAAAATAAAATGTTGCATGAAAATACAAACCATCAAAAATAGGAGCTATTGATGGCGCTTTGTTAAATGGATCTAATGGTTGCTGTGTGTCTTTGCAGGTAAGTCCATCTATATTACAGTCCTCATTGGACAGAAGTATTATCCCCACTCGGTGATCCGAAGCCCACCCTTTTACTGGTGATAACGCACACGATGCTGTTGACAGCACTAATAATAGCAATAAAGCTACCGGCAAACACCGTAATTTCTTCAGTGCTAAACTGAGGTAGGTTGACACCATATTTAATAGCCACCACATATAGCGCTCCCAAAAATGCGGCTACTGAGTTAACGGTAATGGTACCGTCTTTCCATGCTGTTGGGTTATTAACCTCATTGCCTTTTTTAAACAAGTCAAATAGCGCTAAAATCTTATCCATAATATTTCCTTATTTTGAAATAAAAACTGTTTTATTACCAAGTAATACCAATAACAGGCACAGAAGTAACTGCAATAGCTACGTGTTGTTCTGGATCAGATAAATCAGCGCCACAATCATTGCATTTTTTAGCCTCTACTTCAACAGCATCTACATCTCTGTGACACTGTGGGCAATAGATTTCAATTTTATGGGCGCATTCAGTTATATCTGGCGCTATTTCTTTAGCTTGGTTTTCAATAATCATACAGAACTCCATTGCTCGGTTGGTTTAGTAGGCCATACTGGTGCAGCTTCAGGATATACAGCCAGCTTGCGCAGAGCGCTGCGATAAGTAATAAAGTCTTGTGGGTTTAATAGATACGGTTGAGACTTAGCTGGGTCTGCCACATCAGAAATAGTTGTCCAGTCGGTTTCATAAAGAAGTTGGCTAGCCTGCTGTTTGCATGCGTTTAGTGGGGCTTGCTGGTCAAGAACAATAATTTCATCGTTAACTTGTTGTTTTGTAGGTTGTGGAACATCTGGTGATAACCAAGTTATTTGGTTGTAGTCTTCATCCACAATACCAAAACTAGCAGTAGGACATAGGGCTTTAAGAGCCTGTGAAACTGTGGCGCTCATAGAATCTCCAATAGGGTAAGGATTGCTCGTTGCTGGTTGTTATATACAACATATCCACTTGTATTAATATATGGTTGATATGTAATAGCCGATGTGGTGTTTGGAGTATCTATAAATTGAAATCCAGAAGTACCGTAAATATTTGTGTCAGTTGAATTTGTAGCGGAAACGCTAAAGTTAATGGGTAACCCGCCAGTCAAATTACGACCATTACATACCATAGTGATATAAGAATTTAAGGCAAAGCCAAAGTTTGTTTGGGCACAACCAGCTGTTAACATTACCAAGATTTTGCTTGAAGTAGATGTTGGGGTAATAGTTGCAGTGTGGCCTGTTGGGAAGTCTGCACCACCACTATATCCTACTGAGTTTGTATATACAGACTGTACTGTTTGAATAATACGGCCTGTAACCCCAGTAATGCCAGAGGCTGTTATAGTACCAGCTACGTTTAAGTTGCCAGTTAGTGTTTCATTTACACCATAAATATTACCGCCAGCAGTAACGTTACCTGTAGCATTAAAATCTCCAATAACGCTATTACCAGATCCTGATGCGCTATAAAAATTAGTTCCATCACAATAGACTTGAGCAGTTGTACCATTAATAATGCTATAGCCATTTCCACCAGAAGTCTTAATAGTGACATTAGCACCGGATTGGTTTTTTACTACATAGACTTTTTGTACTGATGGGGCTATTAAGTTCTGTGGGGCTAAATTATTACCGCCTACTACCAAAACTGCATTACGGGCTTCATCTGAAGCGCCTTGGTAGAACGATAGGGTATAAGTAGCATTGGACATGCTGATGGTTTGAACACCAGTAATAGCTTGTTCAACAAGCGTTCCAAAATTATTATTAGTTGTAATACCCCATGTGCCAGATTGTTCACCTTGTCCGATGAGTTCTAATCCTAACGAGGTTGAATAGGTACTTGCCATGTTTTTCCTTTATGCAGCAACTAGCTGCCAATCAGTTGTTTCTTCATCATCTACATCTGTCCATGTTACTGGAGGGTCGTTAGTTTCTGCTCCATATCCTGCACCATAACCAATAGTTGCAAATGGCGCACCACCAAATATTGAACCACCGCCACCATCGTATTTGTAATAAAACACGTTTTGCCAGTTTGGAACCTGAATATCGTCAATTTGACCCCAGACCAACACATTTGCTAGTATTGTATTACCTTGTACTCCCGTTACATAGACGTTAGCATTAGCTGCAGGAGCTATAGTTCCTACCTGACCAACACCTTGAACGCCTGTAACCCGTACAACAATACCCACAAAGACGTTTACATTACCTGTCTGGCCTACTGCTTGTACGCCTGTAACCCGTATATTAGCAGATAAAGTGACATTTACCGAGCCTAATTGGGCGTTGGCTTGCACCCCAGTTACCGATACATCAGCGTTTGCTTTGGCTATAACAGTGCCTAATTGGGCAGGGGCTTGTACTCCTGTTAATAAGACGTTGCTATCGGCATTTGTATTTACTGTGCCTGTTTGTCCAACACCTTGAACGCCCGTTAAACTGATGTTTGCTGTGCCTGTAACTCGTGCAGTGCCAGTCTGTCCTACTGCTTGAACCCCTGTTACATAGACTGGAGTTGATGCAAGGGCTGTGGCTGTACCTGTTTGACCAACAGCTTGTACGCCTGTTATAGAAGCATTAGCGCCAGCAGCTACTACGGCAGTACCCGTTTGACCTACACCTTGAACTCCTGTTACTGGGACTACGGCTGCGCCAGCTACGGTTAAAGTTCCTGTTTGTCCTATGCCTGTAACACTGGTTACTGGGACGTTAGCATAGGCTGTTACTGATGCAGTACCGAGCTGAGTTACACCTTGAACCCCAGTTAAAAATACATTGGCATTAGCTGCAGTTGTCGCAGTACCTACTTGACCTACGGCCTGAACTCCTGTCAGGTTTACACCAATACCCTGCTGGACTGCTACCGTGCCAGTTTGTCCTACGCCTTGAACACCAGTAACGCTAATTATTTGGTCAGTTTTTAAACTAACTGTACCTGTCTGTCCTACTCCTTGTACACCAGTAGTTATTGCATTTGCACCAGCAGTTGCTGAAGCAGTTCCTAGTTGGGTTACACCTACTACGCCTGTTAGGAATACGTTAGCAGAGGCTTGAGTAGTTACTGTACCTGTTTGACCTATACCTGTAACACCTGTTACGCTGACATTAGCAGCGCCTGTAACTGTTGCTGTGCCAAGCTGAGTATTCCCCTGTACGCCCGTTACTGTAACGGATACGCTGATTGACGAAATGCCAGCATCCGCAAACGGAGCGCCAGCGAAGGGGAAAAATCCGTACATGGATTAAGCCGTGTAAGTGCCGCTGGCGTAGAAAGATACTACCGTGTTTGATCCGCTTGTTGTTACAGCTACGTTAGAGCCAGTATAAGAATTTGAAAAGCTAGATGTAGGAATGGATAAAATAATTATTCCAGATCCACCAGTTACTCCAAGTTGACTTCCAGCGGAACCACCAGCACCACCACCAGTATTTACTGTACCAATAGTACCTGCAATATTAACCCCACCTGCGCCACCACCACCAGAACCACCTGTTCCAGCAGTACCGCCTGTTGTTACCGCACCACCACCACCGCCAGCATAATAAACAGCGGAACCAGTAATGCTAGAGGATACACCAATACCACCGTTACCCGCAGCACCAGAGCCACCACCAAAACTTTGTCCTACTGCACCGCCACCACCACCACCTGCTGCTTGGTTATATGAAACACCTGGAACAGAAGAACCACCAGCAAATCCTTGCCCTGAAGTTCCAGCACCTCCTGCTGTTGTGTTATTTCCGCCACCGCCACCAGATCCACCAGCTTTACCGTCACCACCAGCACCAGAACCACCTTGACCGCCAGAACCACCGCCACCAATAGCAGTTTGGCTAAATGCAGAGGAGTTACTTCCGTTATTTCCTTGTGATGCAAAACCAGATGTGCCAGAGCTTCCTGTACCGCCAGCACCTACTGTAATTGTATAGGTAGTACCAACTGTAGCTGATGCAGTACTAGCAATATAGCCACCGCCACCGCCTCCACCACCGTCATTTGTTCCAGAACCACCACCACCAGCAACAATAAGATAAGTAATTGTATAAGGAGCAGCATTAGTTACGGTTGCCCAAGCGCCATTTAAATATGCTTCAAAGTTTTTTCCAGTAGTGTTATACCGCAACATTCCGTTGGCTACGTTTGCACCAGCAGGACGTTGAGCTGTTGTTCCGTTAGGCAGAGTAATAGCGCCAGTAGAAGTAAAGTTAGCGTTCTGATCTGTACCGATAATGACGGCAGTTGTATTTGCAGTTTGAAGTACAAGCGTACCTGTAGCGTCTACTGTTTCAGTTAAACCAGTACCAGCGTTTGCGTTTAATGTTGTCATGCTGTGTATGTCCCAGATGAATAAAAAGATACAACTGTATTTGATCCGCTAGTAGCTACAGCTACGTTAGCGCCAGAATAAGAATTTGAAAAGGAAGATGTAGCTATAGAGATAATAATTACACCAGAACCACCGTTACCGCCAGCTCCACCACTATTACCACCACCACCTCCACCGCCTAAATAAGCAGTTCCAGCTCCGCCATTAGACCCGCCACCACCAGAGCCACCTGATCCACCAGAACCAAACGAAGCTCCACCGCCACCGCCAGCGTATGCTACGGTTGAACCTGTAATTGTAGAGTTTGCACCAGCACCACCGTTACCGCCTACAGTAGAACTGCCATCTCCTCCTGCACTACCTTTACCACCGCCACCGCCAGAGCCATAATTTGGTCCAGAAGCACTATGTATACCACCAGCATTACCCTGACCAGAAGTTCCTGAACCGCCACCAGGATGTGATCCATCTCCAGTACCAGCCTCACCACCACCTGAACCACCACTAACACCAGCAAGATTTAAGTTTGATCCACCACCACCACCACCTACAGTTGAAGTTAATCCAGTAAAAGTAGAAGCGTTTCCGTTTGTTCCTTGGGTTGAACCAGAACTAGAACCTGCACCACCAGCACCAACAACGGCTGTATAAGTAGTTCCTTGTACAAATGTTGTAGTTCCCGTAAGCATCCCACCAGCACCACCTCCGCCACCAGTAGATCCTCCAGCACCACCACCGCCAGCTACCATCAAATAAGATGCGGTATAAGAAACGCCATTACCAGAAATTTTTGCCCAACCACCATTAACATAACCTTCTAACTCTGGGCCATCGGTGTTATAACGAATCATGCCATTTACTGGCGAAGCTGGACGCTGTGCTGTTGTACCAGCAGGAACTTTTACTGCACCTACACTAACAAAGTTAGCATTTTGATTGGCATTAATAGTGATTGCGCCTAGTCTGTTTGTCTGAAACGTAAGGTTAGCCGTGCCATCAGATATTTTATATAGAGCTGTGGCTGTTGTAGCATTACCAGCGGTTGTATTTATAGTACTCATGGCGCAGTTGTATAAGTAACGCTGTTAACCGTTAAACCGCTAGTTCCATTAAAGTTAGTATTACTATATATAGTCATTACGTTGGCAGTATCCGTAATGCCAGGAGTAAACTTTGTTGTAACAGAGCTTGCTGGTGTATTTGTAGTATCAGGAAAGGTTATGCCAGCGCTACCGCCAGCAGTCATAGTCATGGTTATTCCATATTCACAAAAATAGTATTGTCTTCTAGCGCTTCAATTTCATGCCATTCATTAGCAACTAAATTGACCGCATCGTCTTTTGTAGTTAACACTACTTCTTTATTTTCTTTTCTAATAACACAAGAGCCAGCAATGCAAAAAGTTCCATGCCCATAAGTATGTTCGTGTCTTGGTAAGCCCTCGCCTTTATTGGCAAGAAATTCACTAATCCGTACACCTCTATAGACAAAGGATCTGCTTAATGTTGCTGGTGTTGTCATGTTATATAGAAGCAATAGTTGTTACTGCATCCCAAGCCTGATTAGCTTCGTTCCATGTATATTGACCGCCATCTGTAGGCATTGCAACAGGCGCTGTCCAAGTCCATGTAGGCGCAGAAATTGTCCATGATGGGAAAGGTTGAGGTGCATAGAACACATCGTTTACTGCATCGTATGTATAACCAATACCAGCATAGTTACCACGTAACGGAGTTCCGCCTTGGGTGTGTTGTCCACCGATAGTGTTGTACGAAGTTTGAATCCAAGTACCAGGACTCGTATCTACGAAATGATTAAAAAAATCGGCTTCAGCGACAATTACTTGCTCGACTTTACCGTTGTTTACTTTTGCAAAATGGCCCATTTAAATCTCCTTTAGTTAAGCCGTATAGGAACCGCTTGAATTGAACGTTAATATTGTATTAGAACCGTTTGATGTTACTGTTGGTGAGCCTGTAGTTGTACCAGTGTAGTTTGTTGTTGGGATAGAAATGATTACAATTCCTGATCCACCAGCTCCACCTGATACTCCAGTACCAGCAGAACGTTCTGATCCACCACCGCCACCACCAGTGTTAGTTGTGCCTGCAGAACCCTGTCCGCCAGAACCAGCTCCACCGCCACCTGATCCACCAGCACCAGGAACGCCACCAATTCCACAAACAGTTACTGCTGATCCACCGCCACCGCCAGCATAGGTTCCCGTTATTCCAGCAGAACTTATAGTTGAACCAGCGCCACCAGCGCCAGCAGTTACTCCAGAACCAGAACCACCCACTGCGCCAGCACCACCACCCCCACCAGTACCACCATTTGGTGCTTGTCCAGTACCACCATTATTTCCTTGACCTGAAGTTCCAGAGCCTCCAGTGTAAGGGCTATTACCACCACCACCTCCACCGCCAGAACCACCAGATTTTGCGGGAGTTCCTGAAGCATATCCACCGCCACCGCCACCGCCTACTGCGGTAGTTAAACCCGTTATTGAAGAACTTGAGCCATTACTACCAGAAACACCTGTAGCACCTCCACCAGCTCCACCAGCTCCGCCACCACCAACAGTGACTGTGTATACAGAACCAACCACAAAAGTTGTTGTGCTGGATAAAAGACCCCCTGCACCACCTCCACCTCCTACATAACATCCACCGCCACCACCACCGCCAGCAACAATAAGATATGTAGCGGTATATCCACCTTGTTTAACAATTTGCCAAGCATTTGAATAAGTTTCAAGAGCATCTGTAGTCGTGTTATATCGAATAGCACCATTTGTTGCGCTTGCAGGTCTTTGTGCAGTGGTTCCAACAGGAACAACAACAGCGCCAGTAACGCTACTCATATCCACTAATTGGGATGTAGCTGTAAAGACTAAATTTCCGCTTGTATCTGCGGATTCGACATATGCCGTAGTAGTTGTATTTCCTGCGCTTATCGTACTCATGCTGTATATGTTCCGCTTGTTGTAAACGTCATTATAGTATTTGAACCGCTTGTTGTAATAGTGGCATTAGCATAAGTATTAGTAAAACTTGATGTAGCTACAGAAATAATTACTATTCCCGAACCACCTGCACCGCCAGCGCCTTGATTAAGACCAACACCACCGCCACCGCCACCTGTATTAACTGTACCATTTGAACCAGCGCCAGTACCACCATTACCACCACCGCCATTACCACCGCTTGAAGTGCCACTTACATAAGATCCACCACCACCACCACCTGAAAAATAGTAAACGCTAGAAACGTTTTGACCAGCAGTAGATCCTACGATTGGATTTATTGATCCTACGCCACCAGCACCGCCAGTATTGTTTCCTTGACCAGAAACTCCAGCACCGCCAGCACCACCACCTCCACCTCCAGAATAAGGGTTAACCGTACTTCCACCACCACCATTATTACCTTGACCTGATGTTCCAGAACCAAAACTACTGTTTTGACCACCACCACCGCCACCAGATCCACCAGATCCGCCTGCTCCTCCAGCAGCAGCGCCATATCCACCACCAAGAGCATTTAACGATAATGCACTAATAGTTGAGTTAGCACCAACAGTGCCAGGGGCGGATGCTTGATTTACAGCGCCAGCTCCACCAGCGCCTACAACAATAGAATACGTAGTACCAATACTTAAAGAAGTAGTGTTAGCTAAAAATCCACCAGCTCCACCGCCACCACCACCTGTGTTATATCCAACATAGTTATTACCACCACCACCGCCACCGCCAACAACTAAATAAGAAGCAGAATATGAGTAAGTACTTGTATTTACATTTCCCCAGCCACCAGATACATAGGCTTCAAGTTGTGAAGTACTAGTGTTATAACGAATCATTCCTGTTCTAGGAGTAGCAGGGCGCTGTGCAGTAGTTCCTCTTGGTAAATTTAATTCACCAGTATTGGTGTTCATTAACACTAATTGGTTGTCTGCAACAAACGTCAAATTCCCTGACGTATCAGGGGTTCTTAACAAGGTGGTAGTAGCGGAGTTCCCAGCCTTGATAGTTGACATCTTAGATAATTACCCAGCGTGAACCCGATGTAATTGTTACTGTTACACCGTTTGCGGTATTTACTGGGCCTACTGAGAATCCATTTACACCAGCATTAACTGTGGCATTAGAAGTAATGTTTACGTTCAAAGCCAAGATAGAACTATTACCAATACCAGTAGATCCGCCACCACCAGTAGATGCTGCCCATACAGGAGGCAAACTAGATCCCTGGCTTGTCAGTACATAGTTGGCAGTACCAAATGATCCGTTAGCACCAAAAGCGCCACTAGCATTAATGGTAATTGCATCAACTGAGCTATTGTTAACTACAAAGTGAATTGAGTTTGCTGTGGCTGTACCAACAACAAGGTCTGCTGCGCCCGCATAAATGTATGCTGTATTAGCTGCTGAAAGTGCGCCTGTACCAGTATATTTACTGGAAGTAATACCAAAGTCTGCGTAAGCGGTGCCCGTATCGTTAACTACTACAAAGTCAGTAGCAGCATTAGTTCCATTGCTTATATTTTGTGCAACGATCTGTACATATGTATTAGCAGTATTAGCGTAAGAGGCTAGTATTCCTGTATCAGAATAACTTAAAGTCCCATAAGAATAGGCGCCCGCAGCCGTATTAACAGCAATATTTGCAGTAGCAATATGATTTAAAGCAATAACATTTGTAAACGTACCATTAGCCGCAGTTGTTCCGCCAATAATAACGTTGTTTAAAGTACCACCAGTAATCGTAACGGCATTGGCGTTCTGGGTAGACATCGTACCCAAGCCAGTAAAGTTAGCACCAGAAATTGTACCGCCAGTAATTAATACGTTACCAGATGCAAAGTTAGTAACCGTAGTAATGTTGCTTGAATCAGCATAAATAGCCCGTTCAGCAGGATAAGTAACAAAGACTGCTTTAGTACCAACACCAAAGTTAACGGCTGTATTTGCATTACTAGATGCAAGAACCGTAGTACGAGCTAAAGATGTATTAGCTAGATAATAAGTACCAATACCTACTTCCCAGTTTGAACCAGACTGATCCGCAATGGTGTAGTAAGTAGTATTAGTATTACCGATAACAGCAAAAGACTGATAGCCTGTTACAGCTCCAGCCAATACTATCGTACCACTACCAGTACTTGTCGAGGTCTCTTGGACCCGATCCGCTATTACAAAAGCCATATTAGATCCTATTCCCTTTAGTCATATTTTCCTTAGCAGGAATGACTCTTAAATTCCAAGGCACATGAAGCCCGCATACGTCTTTGCCACGAATCGGCACTATATGATCTACATGCCACGCCTCAACGCCGTGTACATTCAACATAGCAGCTAACTGATACTTGCATTTTATATGAAGAAGCTGGCTTTCGGATAACCATTTTGGGGTTGCATTAACTTTTTTCAGCTTATAGCGTTTGGCTAAAGCATTGGCGGTACCACGATTAGTCTTGCTCCAAAGGCGCTGCTTAGCTTTGCGGTCTTCTGCGTTAGCTTGATAGGCACGTTTAGAGCGCTCTAAATCTAATTCTTTGTATTTGGCATACAGTTCTGCAGACAAATTTGGATTGGCGGTTTTTCGCTGATTGTAATATTCTTTAAATTTACTTTTACGTAATTCTTGATTATCGTAATGATTTTTGGACGATACTACCTTACGACAGTCTTTGCAGTCGTTACGATAACCATCAGGAGAGTCTTTACGTTTGTAAAACTCGCTTAATGATTTTTGAGCTTTGCAAGATACACAAAGCTTCATTACTTAGGCAATCCTGATAATAGCGTTGGATGAGTCTGCAGTAGGGAAAATCACTGTAAAAGTCCCGTTAGTAGCGGTCTTATCGCCACCAAAAGCCAACACTGCAACAGCGGTATTTGCAGTTGTAGTTGCGTTGTAGATCAAAGCACCGTTTGCAGTAATGTTTGCATTTGTCCATGAGCTATTTGCAAAAGACATAAACGCTACGTTACCTGTACTTGTCGGACTTGTGCTAACTGTTAAAGTGTTTCCACCAGTAGTATAGTTTGAGCCAGAGTTAGTTACTTCAGCAGTTGCTGTCCATGCTGTAGTAGAGTTACTTAATGTTGCAGCGCTTGTGTATAAAGCTATTTTATACGTTGCTCCACCTGCTACTAAGTTTTGCTGACCGCTAAGGATTTGTACCTTAAACGAATCGCACATTGCTTGGGTAATTGCCATTTTCTACTCCTAAAAATTTGGTTAATTTTACTACAGTTTGTTGTACTGCAACTTGGTTTGACCATCTCTGTAAGCATCGCCACGCTCCAAACCATCGCCAAGGCGTTTGAGTTGATGCATTGCTTCGTCATACTTAGCTTTATATTGCGCCGTTATATCAGCCTCACCTTTCATATAGGTATAAGCTTCAACAATAGAGCCATAAAGTAACGCAGGCGAATAGTTATCGCCAAGCCAAGAAGTACCTTGATCTACAATAGATTCTGGATAGTAGAAATAATGCAATTCTGCTGTATAAACAGCGTCAGGCGTTGGACCAAGAATAAAAGATAATTCATTAGGATCATTCAAACGAGATCCAAATAGTGCGTAATACTTAGGCAAACCAGTAGCATTTGGATTTGGATAAGCTTCTCTAATGTAATTTACGTCTTTATTTAATAAGTATTGGTAGTTACCCGTAGTATCTATAACTGCAATAGAGTAAGTAGACAAAAAATCATTTGGGCAAGCCAAGTACTTATTATTAGCTGTTAAATTACCAGTAACGTTTTTTCGCAAAGAAGGTATCTGCACCGTATTGTAGATGCGCTCCTCTGCTTGTTGAATGAAAGTATTAATCTGCGTTGTATAGCTGACCGTACTTCCATTAGCAAGAAACGTATCCGGAAATATGTTTTCCGTGTACGTCTGTATCTGAGCGAAAAGAGTGTTGTAATCCATTAGGCCATAGGTCCACGGGACTTGATACCTTTAATTGCAGCGCCAGTACCACGAATGGTAATGCCATCTGTCTTGGTATCAGGCTGACTCTTAAACAAAGTGCCAATAGCTGGACGTAAAGCATCTACAGGCTTGCCCTTAAGAACTACAGCAGCCTCACCATCAGCAGCACTTGTGCCACGTTTTTCGTAAACTGAAGCATCCTTGTTGTTAACATTTTTGCCAACAACAACTGCAGGACTATTCTTAGTATTTGGTTTAACGTTTTTAGCGGTAGCCATATTAACGACCTCTTCCTGCTGATTTTTGTAACATAGCACGAGCCATATTGCGTCCAACAGCTTTCATGGAGTTACCCAATTTCTGTGGACCTTTGATTGGACCTTTTTCAATCCCCACTGATGGGCCTGAATCACCAAGGTTCGTACCCTTAGTTTTACCTGATTTTGTTACGCCGTCTGCCGCTTTTTTGAATGTCATAATTACTCCTAAGAAATTACTACCGTTACTGTACCAATTTGCCCATAACCTTTCAAGTCATCTGGCGTTAAAACATTGTCAAACAGCCTAGAACCCCCGACTGGATTCCAGCCCCATTGAAAGATCCTACTGCCCATATCTTGATTGCCTAGTCCATTTGGACCAATACCAGTCAAGTTAATCTGCAATCCATTTGTACCAGATGCAAAATAACTAACATCAGGGCGTGGTTCCCGAACCGCTTGCGGATCGTTAACTGGGTACATACCCAATTGTAACTGAGGATGATCAGGATCCCAACACTCATGGCACACTTTAATCTTATACGGCTTGGTTTTAACCGTCTGCGTCCGAAGCTCCTTGAGCATGAATCTTTGGTCGCATCTATCACATTCGGCAATTGCCCATTTGCCAGAAGCAAATTGATTAGGCATTTTTAACTTCCTCTACCGTAGAACGTCATCCTTGGTACAAACCGTATAGGAGCCTTATCTCGATCTTCATCTGCCGCCAATTGAAACTGTTGTTCGTAATCCGCTTTAAGCATCGGAATGCGGTTCATATCCATGTCTGGCAACTTTGTTGCAAGCTGATATGCTAATCCAGCAACCATACAAGGAATGAAACGGAAAGGAATGTCTTGTACATAAGCACCTGTACCAGCGTCTTGAATGCGGCGCAAACGATAATAAACGAACAAATACTGGTTTCCGGGTGCATTTGGCGTCGGCCATACATTAATAGACGGTAAATTTTGTACTGTTACGATAGCACCAGCGTTATGAGCCGTAGCCGTTGTGCCATTTTGACCACGAGCGCAATTGATTAGTTGATTTCCGTTGACATTTGGATAGCTAATAATTTCATTATCTAGCTGGATAAAGCCTGCAGAAGCTAATCCCGATGCATTTGAAAGAGTAATTGTGGTATCTGTAGACGATACATTAGCCGTTGTAACCGCTGTGGTAGGGTTAGCTTGTCCTGATTGACGGTTAATATATACCTGAATTGGGCGCCCCTGTGCGAGCTTATTAGGCAGGCTCATGTAGGTCGGCTCAGCAATACGACTGATATTGATGTCGATCTGGTTAGAAGTACCGTTATTTTGGCGTATAACAGTGTCCATGAGGTCGATTGTGTCTACTGGTAAGGGGTACATAGCCTGACCCGTTACCATCGGTATAACGCCCTGTTCTACGGTCCACAGATTAATGCCCCGATTAGCCCATTCAATCGTTAATAGATTGAGTGATCGTCTAGCTGTACGAAAATCATAACCAGAACGTAACTCTTTACCGACTCTCTCGAAAGCCTCTTCTATTAAGTCGTTTACATCGAGATTAAAACCAGTGGTTCCGGTAGTACTCATGCCAATTTATCCATTTTTGCTTGCAAGCGTTTGGCTGCTAATGCTGCATGTGCTTTTTCCATGCCACGTTTTTTAGCAGAAATACTAATATTTTTTTTATGCTCTTCAGTAAAGATTTTACCAGTCATGGCAATAGACTGTCGGTTTTTTTGATCATCCGATAAAGGCTTGCC